TTACTCGAACTCTCTGGTTTAAGGGCTCCTACAAAAATTCACACATCTTCAGTGTCAACAGTTCTTACGGCTGAAGAGATTGAAAACTTCAAAAATCGTGGATTGAAGGCAGCTAAGGAAATAGGTGTTGATATTATAGATGTTACACCAAAGGAACCCAATGGAACTGAATCAAAGACAGCTTGAGACAAAAGAAAAAATTATCAAAATTGCCGAAGCAATAGGTCTTAATCCCTCTTGGGCTTTAGCCATAGCTATGACTGAAAGCTCTTTAGGTGAGAAACAGAAATCTCCTACAGGCTGTAGAGGAGTCTTTCAGATGTCCTCTATTGCCATGAAAGATCTTCTGATTGAGATGGAAAAGGCTGACGATGATATTATTGATATAGCTTGTGGTTTAGCTTTTTTACATCTCCTTTTGAAACGGCATAAGAGTTTCGACAACGCTACTGCACATTTCTGCGACCCTAATGATAAGTGGTTTTATATAGAAAGAATGAGAGATTTTATGAGGGAGTTTGATGAAAAGAGATAAGACACTCTATTTCAAAAAAGGCTACAAGTATTGGGTCAATAGGCCTTATCATATCTTAACAGGTATTGAAGTTAATTCACCTATCTGTCTTTCCTTCAAGACTATTGATGTAAAAGGTAATGAGGTTGAAATACCTATGGTTACTCTTGATACCCAAGGTAACCTTATTATATATCCCAGCTATGTTTGGGATGGAGCCTCCGGCCCTACCTTTGACACCCTCAACTCAATGATTGGGAGTCTTGTTCACGATGTTATTTATCAGTTAATTCGTCTTGGCTTTATTGAAGATAAATATAAAGCCTACGCCGACATGGCTCTCTACTACATTTGCAAGGAAGATGGTATGTGGTCTTTACGTGCTTGCTATTGGAAGTGGGCTGTGAAGAATTTTGGCATAGGTGCTTGCAAGCCTAGTGCAGAACATTTAGAAGTTGTTGCACCTTAAAGGAGGTAAGTTATGTACAAAAGATTGTCAGTATTAATCCTACTTTTGTTTGTTGTCTCTTGTGCAAGTATGGGAGCTACAAATACCACTGCAACCAATGTAGGCGTTACAGCCTATGAAATGGCTGGACTTTCGCTCACTCAAGCTTATACGATTGAGAAGGCGTTACTCAAGGCCGGAAAAATCACAGCCAAACAAGACAGTGACTTTCAACTTGGGCCTTATGCAAAAGCAGTGTCTTGTTACAAAGCAATGGGAACTGTTGCTGTCTCAGTGATTACAGCGACTGACTCGTCTGCCAAAGCATCTTTTCAGACAAAGTTCAATGAACTGAATGCTCAGCTCCCTGGACTCATTGCAGATGTAATGGCCTTTATCGAAACAGTTAATAAATAATAGTAACAAGAAAGGAGGAAATGAAAAGTGGACCCAGTAACTATTGCAGCTTTAGTATTAGGTTTGGAGAAAGCCATTGCTGGCGTAATTCAAATCATTCTGAATGCCGGCCTCTCTCCAGATGACAAACAGGCCTACATCAATCGTATTGTAGCGGCTCAACAGAATGTTCCTGAGCCGAAAGTCGGACTGGACGAATAAGTTCGTTTAATGGTTAAACAAACTATGGGAAAACTAACTCGGTCAATTATAAGTGAGATTCTCATTGGAATGGGAGACTCTCACTTAGATAATTTCGAATTCTTCTGCGCAGCAACTTGTCGTATTCCAGGAGCTACTGCTTATGGTCTTGTAAATGAGAATTCAGATACAAGAGCGAGAGAGGCTTTTAAGGGTTTTCTTTCAGCCTTTCCTAAATATCTTCCATTACTTTGTGTTGGTGAAGTAGATTGCAATTCCCTCCCTTGGCGTCATGGACAGACTAAATCACCTGAGTTATTCATCTACGATTCTATTGAAAATCTATTTTCCTTCTTAGATGAGTTCAACAGATCATTTATCTTACCTTCAGTAACCTTACCAACAGTCCATTCGTTTAAAGAACTAACCATTAGAAATTATGTAACATCAGACAAGAAAGAGCGCACTCTTTTTGTTGGCCTCTACAACGCTTTGTTAGAGACTAAAGCAAAAGAATACGGTCATAAGTACTTAGATATCACTTCACAGACTATTGGCCCTGATGGCATGATTGACCAGTCGTTTGTAAAAGCTCATGATGATGTTCATCTTAATCGTTTCAAGATGTATGATATAGTAAGAAATCGCCTTAATGAGGTAGTAAATGTCTGAGCCAATTATAACAGTTGGTATAGTTTCTTGGTTGCTTGAAGAGAGGTTAATCAAAACCTTGATCGGCATACCTAAGTCTACCTCTCTACCGCTCAATCTCTGCCTCCATGTTCAAGGAGAAGAAAAAGTAACTGCATCAATGAAGCAAAGAATTATAGAAGCGTCTTCAGGATTTGTTGAAAAAGACATTTATTTCTCTTCAAACAACGGAGGGATAGCCTCACCCAGAGCAGCTAATTTAAAAAGATCAGCTAAAACACCTTTCGTTTTCATGTCTGATAATGATATGGATTATAGTTATGGTACAATAGATGCAGAACTTGACTTCTTACTCAATCATCCTGAGCATGGTATGGTAGATGTACTATTCAACGAGCTTTGTTATTATAGAACTGTTGAAGGGACTAAGGTAATTTGTACTCCGATAGAATCTATAACAGCTCCTTATGTCGATGTAGACTTGATTGGTGGGACTTCTCAATTAATTCGACAAGAAGTAGCATTAATCCCTAATATCATTGACATAAGATATTTTATAGGCTCATGGGATTTTGACTTCTCTATGAATGTAAGAAAGGCTGGATGGAAAGTTGCTACCTTAACAGATAGAAAATTAATAGCTGTTAATGATAAGACACAGAGAACTACTGAATATATTACTCATAAGGTAAGAAATCCTATCATTGAGAAAGGTCGTCGTCTATTTGAATCTAAATGGGGTTTCTCTTGTATGTGGTTCCCTCGTAATAAGATAGAAGTTAAACCAATTAAGCCTTCAGAGATTTCTATTATCTCCAGAGCTATTTATAATAAAGTTGGACCTGCCCACGAAGTAGGAATTATTGATGAAAAGCATCTTGAGATGATGCAGAGGAATTTTATCAACTGTCTTAAAAACCAGACTGATAAAAACTTCGTCATTCAACTAGCAGTTGGCTCTGAAGATAGTGAAGCAACTCAACGAATCAAAGACCTTGATTGGGGAGATCTTAATATTAACTTCTTATACACGTCTGGTGATATAAGTCAATGGGAAGATTCTATTAAATCATCTAAGAACTGGGCTAAAGAGACTGACAAAGGAAGCCCTGAATATACAATCAAATATCTTGATTATCCAAGAACATCTATCATGGCTCGTATGGATATAGATGATTGGGTAACTCCAGGATGGGTTGCTCATATGAGGTACATGGCTGACACGATAAAAGAGGATCGATTCCTTATCAATTATCAAGTATTTGGCCAGGCTCCAGATGGTCAAGTATATACCTTTCATGCTCCTCATGTAAGAAATCGTACTAGCCCATTTATAGCTATTGTTCAGAAAGATGCAATCACTGTTGATCTTTATGAGACAGTCCATCTTCGTATGGGTTCTCTCTTCGATACAGTCTACACAATTCCACCTTCTTATGTATTTATGGTAGTTCATGGTGGGAATAGAAGTAATCAAGTCTACGAGCCAGATAATTTTGTATATGTGAAAGAGACGAAAGATACTATGGATGGCAAGACTCCAGTATCAAGTAATATTTCTAATGATAATATTATATCAGAGTATCTTGCTTATAGAGTGTCAGGCCGATCTTGGCGTGAAAAGATAGAACGATCTCAACAGACCGTTTAATTATTAAACGAACTAATGGAGTAATAACTATGCAAAAATTAAAGATCTTTTTTCTTTCTCTTATTCTAATATTTGCTATCTCAACAGGAGTGAGAGCGGAGTTTTTCTCAGATGTCATTGTTACAAGTCCTAATGGCATCTGGACTGATTCACGTTCCTATACAAATCTTAATGACGCTGTGACAGCTGTTGGGACTGTTAATCAAAGAACTATTGTTATAGCTAGTCCACAGACTGTAACAGCATTAACTGTGCCCTCTAATATTACTCTTAGATTTGAACGAGATGGGGCAATAGTTAATTCTGGCCAACTTACAATTAACACAAAGAATATCATATCAGATGGACATAAGATATTTGCAGGTCTTGGAGATATAGATTTTGCGGCCGGAACAGTCGTCAAACTCAGCTGGTTCCACAATCTCTGGAACGCCTTAACAATGACATCTGATGACCATGTAACTATGGTCATTGACAAAGCAATTAATGCAACAGCTTCATGTGCAGTAGGTAATGATGTAACTCTTCGCTGGGAAGCACCTAATATTATCTCAGCCAACGCCGGCGTGACAGTATCTAATATCGGACAGATTGAAGCTGGCAGTTATCAAATTCTGGCTGGAGCTGGGAATTTCAGATTCAGAGATGGAGTATCTTTAAATCTCGAGTGGTTTCCCTACCTTCGTATGGCTCTCACTTGGATAAATACTACAGATGCAACAATAGTGGTTAATGAATCATCTGACGTTGATTATTCAGATTCAGTCCCCCTTAACATTCAGCTAAAAATAAACAATGGAGGGGCTTTAGATATTGCTCCTGGAGTTACATTAACTATTGCCAATAGTAAACAGATAGATATAGGTCCATGTCTATTTGACCCTTTCACAGGTACTGGAAGTGTAGCTATTACAGGTGATACTACCTACACACCTGCAACTATTTTAACTGCTACGGCTTTATGTACTCTATCAACTCATGGTTATGAAGTTGATGCATTAATGTCTTATGGTGATGG